CACAACTTTAAGTCTATTGAGATTTGCCATAATATATCAATTATTTTAGATTTGGTGCAAAAGTAATAAAATTCTATGAGAAAGGCGATATTTTATTCAGAAAGTTATACTTAAGTACATATTTTCTTTGAAAATACAATCAAATGCCACCTGAAAAAACACTTTTCGCAAAATTTTGTTTCATTTCCGTAGCAAACACACCACTTTTGCCGCCATCTGCAACATAATCATCCCGTATTCTTTCAATCAGTCACCATCTTAGTTTTTGCTGATGCCAGCAGCATGCCATAACGCCCTTGCGAGCTTGCCTTTCAGTTGCGGGTCGTGCTTGTCCTCGTAAGCATAAAACATCGGAGCCGTCTCCGACTTGCGTGGGAAATAGTTTGTTGCCATAACCTTATTATTGTTATGGCGCTCTCAAGTTTCTTTAGATTATTTGTCAGCTAAGAGTTCCTTGAAGAATCGTATAGCATCTTTCAGCGAATCAAAATCATTATTGATAATAGAAAAGATTTCATTCGCATCTATGTCGAAATAATGATGGGCAATAACGTCTCTTACGCCCTTTACCTCTTTCCATTCAATAGAAGGATATAAGGGCAGAAGTTCGAATTTCGTCAATTTGTCCAGATTCTTAAAACTCTCACCAATAGCTTCAATCACCATACATGCCGCATCCAATTTTTCTCTTCCCCACAGGAGTTAAAAGGAAATCGTCAGCATTCCGGATTACGGCATTCCTGATTTTTACTGTATTGATAGCCTCTTCTATCTTGTCAAGAATATGAAGAGCAGTCTGCCTGTCATTTGAAGATAATGATTCCATCGCGCTCTATTTGTTGGATTAAGTAATCGTCCATATTCTTATGGAAACGTAGTACATCTACCTTGCAATTTAGTAACTCTTCAAGATAAATCTTCAATCCGGAGCGCCTCAAAAGGCTGGGTTCCATCTCTACGCATACGTCAACATCGCTTGATTCGCTTTGCTCATTACGAGCCACCGAACCAAACAACCTCATAGAATGGACGCCATACTTGTCTGCTACCACATTCTTACAGGTCTGTAATTTCTTTATGCATTCTGCTCTGTTAATCATTACAGTTGCAAAGATAGGAGTTTCTTTTCAAACTTCCAAATTTTGGAGCAGCGAATGCAGAGGAAAGCTTGCTTTTGCTCTGCTGAGTCGTGACAAAATTCGACCGCTGATCAAATAAACTATCAAAAACTTGTCAAAGAGCGCCTTTGTTACGATTAAGTGAGCGAAAAAGCAAATTATTTTTCAAAGATATAAATAATCTGCGAATTCTACGTTCACGGCTTGCCAAAACATTGTAACGGGTATCCATGCCATGACACCCTCGCATGATTATGATACCATTAAAAGGTTTACAAAGAGCGCAAAAAAAATAAGAGTTCGATGATTAAGTATATGACATTATCTATACCATCTTGCAATCCATTTAGAACGATGATAAGGTGCAACCAGTAACCATCATAATCTTCTTCTTGAAAACCTGCTGATTATTCATAAGTGACTGATACACAATATGGCTTCTTGAACGGAAACGGCAAAGGAACAAACTGGGAACAAAGAATTTGAAAACAAAAGAAAGAAAAAGCCACTTAACAAACCTTAACGCATATCACCTCGGCAATTTCCCGATTTTGGCATTTAGGAATATCATTTCCCCGTGGAAGTTTGTTGCAACAGGTAAGTTATATTTGCTACACTTTTTATGTTGTTTATCATAGTTGAATTGGAAATTACGAATATCAAATAGTATAAGAATCGTGAAAGCACATCACTTTTATTTATGAATCTTTATATAATCCAATAAAAAAATGTATCTTTGCATTCAAAATCAATATATTTGCAATGGATGCGTTAAATAGAATAAAAGTTGTTCTTGTTGAGCAAAAAAAGACAGGGAAATGGTTGTCTGAACAGTTGGGGGTTAATGTTGCCACAACAAGCCGCTGGTGCTCGAATGTGACACAACCAGACTTACAGACATTAGACAAGATTGCAAAACTCCTTGACGTTGACGTGAAGGACTTATTAAATTCAACTGAAAAGAAAGTACAATAATGGCAAAAGCAAAACCGTTTATCAAGTGGGCTGGAGGTAAGGGACAACTCTTAGATCAGCTTGACGCATACCTGCCAGAGGAATTTGGCGAAAGAAGAAATATTACTTATATTGAACCCTTTGTAGGTGGTGGGGCTATGCTTTTCTATATGTTACAGCGATACCCCAATATCCAGCATGCCGTCATCAACGACGTGAATTCCGATTTGACCACGTGCTATCAGACGGTCAGGGACGCACCCGAAGAGTTGATAATCTCTATGATGGAAATACAGAATGCCTACAACGAACTTCAAACAGAGGAGGCACGCAGGGATTTCTTCCTCGCCGCTCGCGACCGCTATAATGAGAAAAATCTTGACCCTATAGAGAACACAACGAAGTTCATTTTTCTCAATAGGACCTGCTTCAATGGACTTTACCGCGTGAATAAAAAAGGGCTGTTTAACGTTCCTTTTGGCAAGTACATCAATCCACAGATTTGCGACCCTGTGACCATTCGGTTGGATAGCGAGTTGCTTCAACGTGTGGAGATTCTGACAGGTGATTTTGAAGCAACGCTTAATCACGTAGGCGATGGCTACAACTTCTTTTATTTCGACCCGCCATATCGCCCACTCAATGCGACATCAAGTTTTAATTCCTATTCAAAAGAGGACTTCAACGATGAGGAACAAATCAGGCTTCGTGACTTCTGCGCGAGATTAAATGAACGTTTGGGAATTGGCTGGATGCTCAGCAATGCAGATTGTTCGGCAAAAAATTCTGAAGACACATTCTTCGAGGATATATATAACGACTTTTTTATCAATAGAGTTTACGCTTCAAGAGCCATCAACGCAAACCCTTCAAAGCGAGGTAAACTCACAGAGTTGTTAATCTGCAATTACAGACCTGAAGGCAATGGTGCATATGCGGCAGAAGAAGTTGAATTGTTTAACCAAGAAGTATTATTATGAGCCAGTTCAAATTTGACTTCACGTTTGACGAACCCATCGTAACTATAGAGGAAGACGATTCAACGAGAATTCACGGTGGGCTTTTCATCGCTTTGTATGATGAGGAATCCTTGAAACTTTATCTTGACAAGGGACTTTACGGCTTCTTAATGAAGCCAATTATGGATCCTAAGCCAACAGCGCAAAGTCGCTATTATGCCATCCTTGCTGACTATGCATGTAGCCGAGAGGGAACAGATGTGTTTTTCTTTCTAAAACGTAAAATCGTTTATGGTGGCAAGATTTACGGCAATAAGGAAGTTGGTTCTTTCTATCTCAATGGCCAGACAAGTCCATTGGGAAGGAAGGCTGATGCAGATTTGTTCTGGGATGAATCTTTAAGAAAGAGGTATTTTGCAACGGATAAGCCTGGCGTATTCAAAGTCGCTAAAGATGGTGGCGACAAGGCGCAACCTTTCATGTTCCAGTTCTACCAGAACGAAAACACTGGTAAATACATCATATCTGACGACTTGTATTTTGAATTAGGCAAATACCCTTATCCACTGCCATCAAATAGTATGCAGGGGATGGGATTTTGCACATTGACCCCAGGTGAAGTCAAGACACTCAACGAACTCATATCCCAAAGTGATAAGAAGATTGAGTTTGAAGGATTGGGCGAGATAGACAAAAAAGGTGAAGAAACTGTTTTCAATGACGGATTGATTTCTTTGGATGAAGATTTGGTCAACGAAGCTCAGCTTGAGTTTACAATACTGGCATCTTTGGAACCATTCGCTGATTTCCTTACGGATGACTATGTGTTGTGCAGACAAGTACCAATATCGCCATTCAAGCCGTCAGAAATGGATAGGGCTGATATTTGTTTGTATAGCATGAACAGCCCCATCAAAAACGGCACTGTCCCCAATGTGGTAATTGAGCTGAAGAAGGAAAGGGCAACAAAACCAGCATATGAGCAAGTGACCCGTTATCTGAAATGGCTGGAAGCTATAACTGACAAAGAGGATTTTGAGAAAGTATCAGTTTACATCATTGCTCCCCAAATAGGCAGAATCCGCAAAAGTGCTGTGGACTTGAAGTATCAGAACAAGATAAGAATGTACTCGATAGAGAATGAAGATTTCGTTGAACTAATCGGATAGAAGAATATGAATAAAAATTTTAATCTTTTTATGTCTCAATTACAAGAGACAAACCAAAGGCTTGATTTCTTCTGCGACTTTGATAAGATTGCAGCAAATGTAGATAATATCAAATTGAGCCTTTGTGTGCTCAATAGTCTGATAGGAACAACTGATTTACGAAGAAGTGTAGAAACAATTTGGAATAGAGATCGTTCTGCATTCAGCGTAATGGATATTCTTATTGCTGTTCGAAGCGAAGGAAAGAAGGTTGTTCTTAACTCTGCTGGCAATTGTATTATTCTTGATAGACTATTCACCAGTATTGACGGTGTAATGGAGTATCTTGAAGGAACAGGTCTTGCAGATTTGTTCCGTCAAAAGAAAATAAACGACTTGGTCGATTATGTCTTTGGAATTGAAACAGGACTCGACAGTAACGCTAGAAAAAATCGTAGCGGTCATGTCATGGAAGGAATGGTGGCAAGCATCCTGAAGAAAAACGGCATTAAGTTCCGTCAGGAAGTTTATTCAACCGAGTGGTCAAACCTTCAAAGAGTGCTTGGTGATGATGAAAAACGTTTTGACTTCGTTATTCAGACTCCAAAGAAGACTTATCTGATTGAAGTTAATTTCTATAGTGGTGGCGGTTCAAAACTGAATGAGGTCGCACGTTCATATTCTGATATTGCCCCAAAAATAAACTCGGTGCCTGGATTTGAGTTCGTTTGGATTACCGACGGCATTGGATGGAAGTCAGCAAAGAACAAGCTTCAGGAGGCATATAGCATTATTCCAAGCATTTACAATCTCACAAGCATAAAGGAATTTCTACAAGAAGTTAAGGGATAATGATTCCATCTTACTATAAATCTCCCAATAACGACTTCACATTGATTCAAGGTGATTGCGTTGAAACTTTGTCAAAGTTCAAGTTCGGCTTTGATATGGTGTTTGCTGATCCGCCATACTTCTTGTCTGGTGGTGGCATATCATGTCAAAGTGGTCAAGTCGTTTGTGTTGACAAAGGGGATTGGGATAAGCCTTCAACTCCAGAAGAAATGGATGCATTTAATCTGAGGTGGCTTTCTGCTTGCAGAGACCACATGAAAGATAATGCAACTATATGGATTTCAGGAACACACCATAATATTTTTAGTGTTCAACAACAACTTCTGAAGTTGAGATTCAAAATACTGAACGTGATAACTTGGGCAAAAACCAATCCTCCGCCAAACATTTCTTGTCGATATTTTACATACTCAACAGAGTTCATCATCTGGGCAAGGAAGTCTCAAAAGGTTGCTCACTATTACAATTATAATTTGATGAAGCAACTTAATGGTGACAAACAAATGACTGATGTGTGGCAATTGCCAGCCATAGGTCGTTGGGAGAAGTCATGTGGCAAGCATCCGACACAAAAACCACTGGGAGTTTTGGCAAGATTGATTCAAGCCAGTACTAAGCCTGGGGCGTGGATTCTTGACCCCTTTAATGGAAGTGCGACAACTGGTATTGCAGCAAACTTACTTGGTAGAAAATACCTTGGGTTAGAAATAGAAGATGAGTTTCTGTCAATGAGTAAAGCCAGAAGGGAAGAAATAGAGAATATTGCAGTTCGTAGCGACTATCTTGAAAGATTAGCAAAAGCAAAAATCATATTGCCTCCTAACAACTTCTTTGTAGCGGACGAGATAGACGATGATTATAATGTACCATGGCTATAATTTGAATTCAACATCTTTTCAAGATTGACAACAAAACTGATAAACCCACTGATTTTCAGCATCAATGCCGATTGTCAGTGGGTTAATTGTTCCCAAAATGTACCCGCAAATCTTGAAGGGAGCAAGAGAAGATAATGCTATTAGAAGTTTTCAATAGAATAACACCCTCGCAACCTTGCCATAACGCCCTTGCGAGCATGCCATAACGCCCTCGCGAGCATGCCATAACGCCCTCGTGAGCATGCCATAACGCCCTCGTGACATCCTTGCGGCGCACCCGTGACTTCCACCGAGGCCTGCGCCAGAGTCCGCGAGCAAATACAAAACAATGTGGATGGAAACATCAAAAACAATCAATTCTTTTCTCTTTTATCATGCTTTTTTTCCTTATTCTGCGGATTATTAGCTAATTTTGCATGTTTATTTGAAATAGCTATGTTTAATATTAAATCTATCATAGATATTGAAAAGATAGATGCCGACTTGGCAGGGCTGTTCCAGCGTCCTGACGAAGCAGTGAATTGGATTTATGCTGTGGAACACGGCATAAAAGATTGGATTGCTAAAAACAATAAGCAGTACTGGGAGGTTGTGAGGTTTGTCAGCGAGCAAAGGGGCATACTCGGCAAGTATAAAAAGGATAACAATATACGTTTGACACGAAGAGACTTCGCCCGCGTATTATTGAAGTTTTGTCCTGATGCAATTAAGGAAGGTGAAACTGTTACCGCCTTGATGTCGAGTATGGAGCACTATCAGTTTGCAACAGAATTAAAAAGCATTGACAAACAGTTTAGCGATCATCGTGCTCGCCGTCATATTAGAACTGTAGAGAGTTTGCTCGATCAGAAACCTATAATTGAGTCGCATGAAGAAGAGAGTAAACCTACGCTGGAAGACTTGTTGGAGAAATATCTGCGTGACGTAATTGAAGAGCCGAACAAAGATAGATTTCCACGTTCAAAGGTGTGCATCAGACCGCAATATGACGGCATCAGTCCGGCTATTTCTGTAGAAACATACTATTCAGACAAGTTACTTAACGATAATCTGCCTACGTATGTTGAAGCGTATGAATTCGTTGATGGTGTACTTCGTGAGGATGAATTGGATAAACTTTACGGACGATATGTCGGCAAATATATGAAATTGTTTATCGTCTCTTCATCTGGTTTGCTCCCCAATGTAAAGGCATTGGCGCAGGAAAGGCATATCGGATATGTCCGTCTCAACCCGAATTCCAGAATGACGAGCGATAACTATATACTGCGACGGATAGAAGACCATTCAATGTATCAGCACGACCTTAAGGTACTAACGGGAGAAGAACCCATGACGACGCCTATTCTCATCATGGATGATTTAATGTTAACATCATCTTTGACAGATGCGCTGATTGAAAGAGGTGTTGCCGTGAATAGCCATCGTTCACTTGTAATTCCCTATTTGTCTAATGATGAAATAGAAAAACGAGCCGATGATATAACAAAAAAGGATATTGAGGAGAGAATAAATTATTTTTGTCGTGTTTCATCGTCGAAGATTTACCCGTCTATCAACCCCATTGATAATATTGACCTAAGTATCGATCCCTTTTTGTATGCTAAATCTCATGGTTTAAGCTACACGTCTAAGGTGATAGAAGCACAATCTCAATTAGCTCTTTTGGACGTAAAGAAAAAACATGTCACATTGAATGCCAAAGGTCTGGACAATTATGAAAGGTATCGTTTTAGTATGGCACACGAATTCGGTCATTACATTCTACACTCTGACCTGTTCAAAAAGCAGGGCGTAGCTTCGGTAGGCGAATCCCCCGAAACCTTGTCACTCTCTGCAAATAATTTGCACAGGCTTGAGTATCAGGCCAATCTTTTCGCCTCCTATTTGTTGATGCCTAAAGCTCTGGTTGCAATTATCTATGAACGCTTATTTGAAACCAAAATTCATCGAGTCTATGGCGATACCTTGAGGCCTCTTTATTATAGTCCTAAACAATCAGAGACCTGGCCTTCATATAATAATGTCGTTGTAAAAATGGCAAGCATTTTAGGTGTTTCTCAACAGGCACTCATTATCAGGCTTAAATCATTAGGGCTGTTAAATATGCCAAATGACAGTCGGTTTTACAACTTTTCGTTCAGAAATAAAAACTGAATCCCTGTTTGGGATTCAGTTTTTTGTGTATGCTCGGCATGAGCAATGTCTAACGGGTGAGAGTCCCGAGTGAGCCCTAATAGCGGGAATCACACAGCCCAAGACAAGGGTGTCCACTGCGAGGTGGAATCTGAAAGAAGTCGGCGGCAAACATCTGGCCTGACGAACAGGAACCACATACAAGGCATCTGACCGTGGGTAAGGTTGCACAACAAACCAAAGCCCTATTGCTATTCGGAACGGTTGGTGTAAATGTGGCGGGCATAAGATGGAAAGACATTGCCCTTATCCGAGGAGGTCTCACGGACGCATTGAATAGTTTCTATTACGAAAGGTGCGCAGTAACAACGAACCGTGAGAAGTCAGCCGAGGTCATAGTAGCGGAGTAGTCGATAACGCTCCGTGAAGGACTGAACCTAAATTAAGCGATAAGTAATTGAACGTTACCGTATGAAAGCAAGAATGCAGAAAACTCTGTCAGATGTCATTGGCCACCCTCAAAGGAATAGGACGGAATCCGAAAGGTATGAGGGGGTGCAGACTTTCATGTGGATGACAGAAGACAACATCGTGGAAGTGCCATTCGACAAGGAGCATCTGTTGGAAGTTATCCTCGACCCGTCGAATCTGAACCGCGCCTATAAATCGGTGATGAGGAACAAGGGTTGTGGCGGTATCGACGGAATGTCATGCGAGCATCTGCTTCCATGGCTTCTGTCCAACAAGGAAACTCTGACCCGCTCCTTGCAGGACGGTTCCTACCGTCCGAATCCCGTCCGTCGCGTAGAGATACCGAAGGACAATGGCAAGATGCGCCTTTTGGGTATCCCGACGGTCGTAGACCGGTTGGTGCAGCAAGCCATCAATCAAGTACTGACCCCAATCTATGAGAAGCAGTTTTCCCATTGGAGTTTCGGTTTCCGTCCTGGGAAGGGCTGTCACGACGCACTGAGGGGAGCGCAGAGGATAGTCGATGAAGGCTATAAGTATGTAGTCGACCTCGACCTTGAGCGTTTCTTCGACAGGGTGTGCCATAGCCGCCTCATAGAGATACTTGGCCGTACGATAAAGGACGGTCGTGTGGTCAGTCTTATACACAAATATCTGCGCAGCGGTGTAATCAGTCACGGGCTGTTTGAGTCGAGCGATGAGGGTACTCCGCAGGGAGGACCGCTGAGCCCTCTGTTGAGCAATATTATGCTTAACGAGCTGGACAAGGAACTCATACGTCGCCGACACCCGTTTGTCCGCTACGCCGATGATGCGCTGATATTCTGCAAGTCCAAGCGGGCGGCAGAGCGAGTGCGTGAGACGATAACAGCGTTTGTCGAGAAGAAACTCCATTTGAAGGTGAACAAGGAAAAGACCGTCGTGTCGTATGTGGGAGGTGTGAAATACCTCGGTTATTCCTTCTACGTGCAGAAAGGCAGATGCCAACTCTGTGTTCATCCCAAGTCAAAGTCGAAGATGAAGTCCGCGTTGAAAGACCTGACACGTCGAAGCAATGGCTGGGGCTACGACAAGAGGAAGCGGAAACTGTCGGAGTACGTGCGCGGTTGGGTGGGGTACTACCACCTTGCCAACATGAAGCGATTCCTTGAAGAGACCGACGAATGGCTTCGCCGTCGCATCCGTATGTGTATATGGAAGGCATGGAAGAAACCCAAGACTAAGGTGGCAAACCTCATCAAGTGTGGTGTTGAGAAGCACCAAGCCTATATGTGGGGCAACACGCGTTTGGGTTACTGGCGCATATCACGCAGTCCAATCCTGCTGAGTACCATCTCCAATGGCAACTTGAAGAAACAGGGCTATCCATGCCTACTGGATTCATATCTCGAATGGCACCCAAATTAGGAACCGCCGTATGCCGAACGGCACGTACGGTGGTGTGAGAGGTCGGTAAACACGAAAGTAGGAGATAAACACCTACGATTAGTGTTTACCTCCTACTCGATTTGGTTCTACTTCTTCCATTTCAACCGCAGACTGTTGGTCACCACGCTGACGCTCGAAAAAGCCATCAGCGCCGAGGCCCACATGGGCGTTATCTGCCACGAAAGACCGAAGAGGTAGGGCAGTCCGGCTGCCAACGGTATACATATTACATTATAGATGAAGGCCCAGAACAGGTT